TCTTTGGATCATACAAAACATTGGCTGTAATCTGCACATATGTGTAGTCCGGATCAACAATGGTTGGTTCGACTGTCATTATTGAGATTGGCTTCAGTACATCTGTAATCAATTTTAATTTTTGATTCTCTGTGATTGTATACGCACCAGTTGGTTTCATGCAAACAAATACTCTACCATATACAGGTGGATCATTCAGTTGACCGCCCCAAACATTCACTGCATCAAAAGAATAACCTAAGTTGTTTTGTTGAATCGCTGTGATGTAATCATCTTTGGTAACTGCACGACCTTGTGCCGCATATGTTTTTGGTGCTTGAAATTTAATTGAATCAATAGATTCTTTCACTGCACCTTGTGTTGATGAAGTTATTGGAGATATGACAGTGTTTCCATACCCACCAACTGTACCCATAATTACAAAATTGTTTGCACCAGTAGAACCTGTTCCTTTTGTTACAACATATGATACTCTAACAATGTTGCCATTGTTTAAAGATTTGCCCAATACATTGTTACCAAAATAAATCTCATAATAACCATTCATACCTTCTTGTAGAAAATATACAAGTGAGTCATTATTCAATGTCAAATAGTCTGATGATAGAGAATAAGTTGTTGTGTAGTTGTTTGAAGTTGATTCTTGTACGGCGACTAAAAGTGTGGTTGTATCAATACCAATTTCAGGTAGTTTGTAAAGAGATTTTGGATTATCGGTTTTATTAACAGTAAAAGCATAGGTCGTTGCTTGGCCTTGTTTCAGTGTTATATCATTAAACTGTGCAACACCATTCACAACATTTACTGTTTCGGAATCTGTGTTAACGAAATTATAATTGACTCCATCAATAGATTCTGAAAGAAAGTTTGTGTATTTCGGTAAAGTTAATGACGCATCTGTAACCTGATTCACAGTCAAATTGATTGTGGCTGAAGGTGCGATTGCAGATTTTGGTACATAATTCAATAGTTTTGCTTGAGATACGACAGAATTTCTTTGTAATGCAGTATCCATAAACATTTCATTTGCGACCATGTTTAGATAGTATGCATTATATTGTGTATTGTATGCCAAAACATCCAACAAAGTGGATATAGCAGAACCTTCATAGTCATAATCCTGAAGAACACCATTGTCCTTCATATAGTTTTTTAAACTAGTTTTTATTGAATTGAAATCCAATTCAGTGATGTTGAAATTTGAGTTAGCACCTGCCATTTTATCTGTTTCTCTCTAAAAAAACTGTTACAGTAGTTGGTTGTGTTGCATTTGCTATAAAAAATGTTAATGTAACATCATACGCATTTCTATCTGGATATGGTTGTACAGTGACATTTTTCAGATTTATTCTAGGTTCATAGTTGGTTATTGCAACAGTAATTTCTTTTTCCAATGCTGAAGCAGCCATAAATGAGATGTTTTCAAATAAAAGTGCATCAACATTTGATCCAAAGTCTGGGTTCCAAGGTTTTTCAAATTTCTTAGTCAATAATATGTTTCTGACCGAACGTATGATTGCTTGACTGTCATAACTCAATGCAATATCATTCACCACTGGACGCTTGGCCAATGTGAAGTCTATGTCGGAGTAAAGTTTTTGTATGGTTGCCATCTTTTATTTATGTCTAGGAGTAAAACGCTTTTTTGGACTTTCGAAGCTGTTGGAGAAAATTCTTGGGCCGGAACGCAAAAATTCGAAATTATGGCAATTATCCAATTCTTGATTTGGCCTTATCAGTGCCTATTAAATTCATCATTAGATAATTTGCAGTTTCGCCTGTTTTTACAAGTTTCTTGGTTTTGTTGTATCCATCTACAAATCTTTTCACATTACTATAAAAATCAATGTCTGAATTTCTTCTATAATCCATATAGGTTTTCATATCTGTCATGAGTGTGTTAATAGTTGTCATCATTGAACCACTTAGATTCGATGTTGCAGTAATATAACCTGTAGCATTGGCTGTTGAAATTATGCTATTGATAACATTAGGTTTATATGTTATTAATGCATTACTATTTGCACTTAGTTGCGGTTCTATCAATAAACTAGTAAGACTGCCCATAATTGGTGCATTATTTACAACACCATCTGTTTGATTGGTAATATACATTGCCGTTCTACCAGTACTTAAAACCATGTCTAGATAAGGATTGGCAGTGTCGGTACCGTCAAAAGGAGTTAAACCAGAAAGTCTATTTGTATGATACAACATATAAAGTGCTGAATTTGCAAGTGCTAATGCAGAACTTCTTACATTGGCCATATTACTCACACCATTGCCTGTATTTGCTGCAGCATATATCAGATTAGCAGTTAATCCAATTGTTATTGCCACACTTTGTATTGGATTTTGGTAGTAACCACCAAAGTCATTATTTGCAATATCTTGTGCCTGCCACGGTTCAATAAATGCCGGCATAGAACTCAAATGTTCTTGTGTGTCTATTGATAAGTCTTGTATATGACCGTTAGGATCATCAAAATTATAACCAAAAGAGTGCCAGACTCCTGCTGAATTAGTTACTGTTGTCATATTATACGTTTCCTACAAATGGTCCAGAAATAGGCATAGTTGTCGGTGAACCCATATTTCCATTTCCATGAAAGTGTGCGTCAAAAATTGCACTGTTTATTTCATCTGACATCAATACAGATTTCATGACACCAATATTACCTAAAGTAAAATTACATATCGGTGCATTTACTGATATAAGTGCATTAATTGTTCCAAGAGCATTAATTTGGCCCGGAATTGCCAACGGTGAAGCTGGTGTTGGGAACCCTGCGGATACACCACCTGATGTAGTGAAACCATCTAAACCAGCATATACACCACCACCAAATGAATTGCCACCAACGACTCTGGATTCTGCGGTTACAACATCTGCACTTACTAACCCCGCAACTTCTAAATCTGATGATACCGCAACATGGTCTGCTGCTCTCAGGAACAATGTTCCGCCAAAATTTTCGGATGCTGATAATTCTACATCTCCATCACCTGATATGACCAATGCACCTTTAGTTCTAATATTAGTATTACCGCCAACTAACATATCAAAATTACCACCAACTTGAACTCCTAAATCACCACCAATATTCAAGTGACAATTACTGTCTACTTGTATGTTGCAATTGCCAGATATTCTAACATTGTTATTTTGTACAATAATTGTGTATCCGTTACCAAAAACTTTGTGAACTTCACTGCCATCAGGATGCATCTCAATGAATGTTCCTACACGATGTGATAGTCGAATACGTTCTCTGGTTGGAGTATCATCCATTTCCAATTTGTGACCAGCTTCTGTTGCAGTAACATTATTGTATGGATATATTGGTTGATAGTCGGTGTTGGCCGCAGATTCAGGCTCCGTCCAGCCATCTTCAATAAAAGGCATTTGGTTTATGTATGTTGTTGTCATAATTTAAGGAGTTGATTTACTAATTTGTTGGGGTACTATGCTTGCGGCCACACTATCTCTAGAAGGTAATGATGTTTCGTAAGCGGTAATTGTTTTATTTGCGGCATTTAAGTCTGCTTGTGAAACAGGAACCGCAAAACCGGCAGTAGCATAACCTGCAATCGTAACTGCGCCTACGGCTACAGCTGTTGCTGTTTTAACTGTGGTAACTGCTTCGTTTATCGTATTTCTTGTTTCGTTAATAAGTTCACCCACACCCGTTGGGTCTGAACCTGATCCTAATTCTTTTAAAAAATCAGTGAATACATTTTTTACCAATTTTAAAAATTTGGCCAAACATTCAGCTAAAAGTTTTAATAACCTTGCTGGAAGGCTCATAATCCATTGAATAATTGCTCTGATTTTTGTTATGTATGCAAGAACATATTTTTCAAAATCAAGAACTTTTTTCAAATAATATTGAACAGTTTTTAACCATCTTTGTACCGTTCTTAATGTAGCGATAATCTGAGTAAAAACACCAGTTTTATCAGTAAAACCAAGTGTTTTTAGAATAAAACGTATGCCTTCTCTGATTGCGCCAGCACTGGCTTTTATGAATTCTTTCAAATACACATTCTTACGCATCTCATCAATAAAACCACAAACGTGTGTTCTTCTTGTGTTTGTATAATGTGTTGATGTTCCAATTATTTTACCTCTTGCTGATGCGTGAATTGATGGTGCACCTGCAATTCGGCCTTCATTACCAAATCTACCTGGAGGACTTAAATTTTCTTCAGCAACAACAGGCAATTCTTTAGGAGAATCCGCTGGATATGTAAATTGTGATTGTGAAATAACATACGCTTGATATTCTTGTGCGGTAACTTCTGTACCATTAGGTAATGTATATGCCATATTATCCTCCTGTGTCTGTAACTTCTGTACTGGTTGCATATTCAGGCGGAACTATACCAGGTAAAACACCCATCATTATAGGTGCTTGTGCCGCTTCACCATCCATAAAGAAACCAACAATCCATTCACCTAACATAGGTGCCGAGAAAGATTTTGAATTGTTTAATGGGTACATCGGTAAGGCCCAAGGCAGGTCCTCTGTAGGTAAATTGATTTTGTTATCTGTATGCCATCCAAAAATTCTAACACGACACCTACCCAATCCTAGTGGGTCTCCTCTAGCTTCTAGAACACCAACCCACCATATGAAACCATCTTTACCAATAAAATTATTCATTTAAACCTCATTTTATTACCACTGACTGACTTGGATGTTTTTGAGACATAGTATTCTTTGCCAATTCCAAAACAGTTTGAAAAACGCCTTGTGTTTGTATAATGTGTCTCAAACCAGTCACAAGATAAGAACCGGAATAATATGTATCTTCGTCCATTGAAGTCTTATCATTAATACCTAAAGAATTTAGTGAAATATCAATTGTTTTGCCTACAGTTATATCACTATTACCTGGAATTATAGCTTTCATCACTGTATAGTTGGCCAATGCAAGTTGTGCAGTTCTATTTGGAATAAAAGTTTCTGCACGAATGTTTTTTGCAACACTGGTTGGATCCTGATTTATATAGTCTGTTTCGTTTTGAGTAGAATTTCCGAATGCCAATTTTAAATTACTTTCATACATTTCTTCTGAATATTTACCAAATCTATTTAAAGACGTACCACCAGAATCATAACCAGTCAAATCACCTTTAGTGAAGTCTGTTACTGTTTTTGTTCTTGTTATAGGATCAATTGTAATCAATCTATTCGCATAGATTCCGGCGCTTGTTGCACTTAATGAATCGTAAGTCTTTACAAATTCATATTCTAAAATGTTAAAAAAGTTATCGAGTTTAGCACCAGCCAAATCTGATGGTTGGTACTTGTATTTTGCATATGGAGTTGCATCAAATAAAGTTTTTAGTGAATTAAAATAGAAACCTTTTTTTGTTTCAAAAAATACCATGTCGGCCCCAGCACCTTCAGCAGGCAAAGCGTAGTTGGACAACCAACTTATTGCTTCTAGTGGTTTTAATTTTGGTATTAGAAAGTCATAGAGTCCGTAAGTTTCTTGTAATCCTTTGATTCTATCAACATTCACATTCATACCATTATCTTGACTAACCAAAATATTCCAAATCATGTTTGATATGGCCATGCCTTTGTAAGATTTGGATATTTTCAACTGTTCTGATATGAATAGTTCTTCAGAAGTGAAGTACATTGTGTAATGTTCTGAAGTCTTGTTACCCGCAGGTTTTCTGTTGCCAATTTTATATATTCTAAATCTTCTTTTGTCTTTTTCACTATTCTTTGTTTTACTGTATACCATTTGAAGGATTTCGGAACCATCCAATTTTAAGTTCTCAATTAATCCGAGAGCGTCCTTCAATATTATATTACCTGAACAAGAAAATGAAAACAGGTCTTCAAATAGATTCAATTCCACAAGCAATAATTTAAGTTTAATGGCCTGTCCATTGTCGATGATGATATCAATTGATTCTAAATTGAAATCTTGTGCGTAATTAGCCATTTGTTTCCATCAATGTCATAAATTCTTTTTCTAATTGTAAAGCATAATCTTTATTTAATAATTGTATATTTCTTTTGGATTCATTTAAGTTGTATTCATAATCAAAATTTGTAACTTCTTTGACCTCAATCAACATAGTTATACTTTCAGCCGGTAAACTATATGTATATGTTTTTGAACCATTTGTTAAAGTTTGAGATAATGTTGCATAATCTTCTGTTGAAATTTCATATTTTTCCACAGTAGTGGTGATATCATTATCTGTACCAGATGTTCGATTTGTTGTGGTTA